TTATTGCTTATTTAAGTATAGATTTAGCTGAATATAAAAATGTAACACAAATAACTGGAGACGAAATATCAACCACTCCGAGATCAGATGGTTATTGGGAAATAGAATTAGTGGAGACTGACAATATGGAGGGAACTGTTTTTTATAATTTTAGATTAAAGGATAAAATATTCCAAAAGTATGTTTCTGAGGTTGATTATATAAGTTTTAATTCTTTAGTTGATGTATAATATTATATAGAGGTAAATAATATGCCAATGATAAATTGTGAATTAAATGGAAAACCAGGATTTAAGTGGGGACAGAAAGGAGAATGTTATACTTATACTCCAGGAGAGGCTGGGTCAAAGGCGTCGGCAAGGGAAAAAGCAACTGCTCAAGGAATTGTAATAGGGGAAATCAGTACTGATGAATTAGATATTTATAATCAAAATGAATTTAAAGAGGATAGTTTATCAGTTAATTCAAGTGCTATTAGTTTTTTAAAAGGATTAATCTCTTCAGGAAAAATAAATAATGGATCATGGTCTTTTTCTTCAGCTGATGGAAATAAGTTGCTTGGTGAAAATGAAGAGTGGGCAAAATATGGAAAAGTTCATCTTGCAATAAATAATGAAGCAGAAAAAGAGACTAAAAATTATTACGCTTATCCGGTTGCTAAAATGGTTGGAAATGAAATACAAATATTTAGACGTGGAGTAATTGCAGCAAAGGCGGCTGCAGCTGGAGCAAGGGGGGCAACAACACAACCGGCAATTGAGAAAGTTGCTAATAGTCTTTTAGAAGCAATCAATAAAAAACAAAAGAAAGAAGATAGTGTTCAAAGATATGATTTTTTTCCATTGCTTGAAACTAAAGAGGAAGATTCCTATATGGAGGAAAAATTTAAAAGAACACCAGAGGGATATTTAAAAGGTAGAGCTATTGTAACAAATGTTGGTGTATTTCCTTATAAAATGTCTGATGGTTCAATCAAAAATGAATTGAGATTGCCGGAAGAAGTTTTTGCTGAGGAGTCAATTAAAACATTAAAAAATTTACCATTGGGAAATGAGCATCCTATAGATGGAGAAATCAATGTTGATAATATAAAAGAATATCAAGTAGGTTTTTCCGGTGACGATGTAAGAAAAGACGAATATCATTTATCCAATAATTTAACTTGGACAGATGCTGACACAATTGAAGATATTAGAGGAGGCAAGAGAGGTTTGTCTTGTGGATATAAAGTAGTTCTTGAAGAGTCCTCAGGGGTATGGATGGGAATACATTATGATGCTATACAAAGAAAAATAAGATATAATCATATAGTTGTTACGGATGTGGGGAGAGCAGGGGATTCAGCAAGAATTAAAATGGATTCTGGAGACGCAGTTTGCGTTCAGAAAATAAATCAAGAAGGAGTGTCAATGATGAAGAAAATCAAGATTGACGGTGTTGAGTATGATGCAGAAGCTCCTGTCATAACTGCATATACTCAAACACAAACAGAGCTTGAAGCATTAAAGGCAAATACTTCTAAAGAAATTGATGAACTGAAAGTGGATAATCAAAAATTAGAAGCTGAGAGGGATCAATTAAAGGAGGAGTATGAAAAGTTTAAAGAAGATGTTAAGAATGATGAAGGCTTGAAAAAAGAAGAACTGGAGAAAGCGGTACAAACACGTCTTAAAATTCTTGATTCAGCTAAGAGAGCAGAATTAGAAATTAAAGAAGATATGTCTGAAATGGATATTAAAAAAGAAGTGATTGTTAAACTTTTTTCAGGAGCAAAGGAAAAATTGGATAATGCTGATGAAGTTTATATCAATGCACGTTTTGACGGTTGTTTAGAAAAACTTGATGAGTTGGAAAAGGAAAGACAGGAGACTTCCGAACAACTCAAGGGGGATTCTATTAATAAAACAACTTCCGAAGCTGAAAAATACGATTCTAAAGCAGCTTATCAAAGGATGGTAGAAAGAGAACAAAATTTATGGAAAGGGGAGGACAAATAAATGAGTGCATATGATGTAATGGACAGTACCATTGCTGGTTTAAAATCTGGAATTGATTCCAGAGTAGAAGGTGGTTGGGCTTGCGCCGATTCCAATGGAATAGCCTTCGGTAAACCTGTTTTTGGTTATAGGGGAGACCCTATAAATGTATACAATTATTTTCTTGATGTTGACAAAATGGCATTTGATGCTGATTTTGTTACAGGTAATACTATTGATATTACTGTTAATGGGGTTGCAGCGGCACAGGTTACTTTTGACACTGATCATGATACTACAGCAGGTTTGGTTGCTGCAGCAGTTGCAGCATTAACCGGTGTTGAATGTGTATTAGATCCTGCTGATACGGATAATAGGACTTTTCTTATTAGGACAAAAGGAGCAACTTGTGTATCTTCAGAGGTAGTTGCTAGTGGAGCGAGTCAAGCAACTGGAACAATTACAAGCCATTCGGGTCAAGTATATCTTGGCGTTGCTATGTTTGTACAGAAAGTAAGTGATGACGGAGCCACTGCTTCTAAATATGATCAATATGATGCTGTAAATGTGATGAATAAAGGTGAAATTTGGTGTGATTCTACAGGAACATGTGAAGCAAATAATGAAGCTTATGTGTATGCAACTGCTGGTGCTGATTTTGGAAAAGTAGGAGCAAGCGGGGAAGCTATCAATGCAAGATTTAGAAGTAATGCAACATCAGGAGCATTGGTAAGAATTTATACAGACGGTCAAAGTGAAATGGACTATGCTGATTCATTCTAAAAAGGAGGAATAAAATAAATGGAAAAAGATATACTAAATTTGGATGCTGGAGAAAGTGCTTTTTTCAAACGTCAGCTTGAATATGTTAAAAGCAGAACATATGATGTTAAGTATAAGAATCTTAAAGCAAAAACTCTACTTCCTGTATCAAGTGAAGCTCCTGCTGGAGCAGATTATATCATTTGGTATAGCTTTGACAAGGTGGGGCAAGCAAAAATTATTGCTGATTATGCTAATGATTTTCCACGTGTAGATGTTTATGCAACTGAAAATCAGAGTAAGGTTAAATCACTTGGTGATAGTTATGGGTATGCAATAAGAGAAATAAGACGTGCTTTAATGGCAGGTGTAAATCTGAATGATAGGCGCGCTAATACAGCAAGAAGGGCAATAGAAGAATTAACAGATGATCTTGCATGGAATGGGGATGAGAATTTTAATATACAAGGATTTTTAGATTATCCTGGGATAACTGAATATACAGTACCTAATGATGGTACAGGCACGACAAAAACATGGTCAACAAAAACTCCTGATCAAATTATTCGTGATCTAACCGGAATGAGGACTGCAGTTTCTGTTCCTACAAAAGGACGTGAAGAAATCAATACTATTCTGTTACCAAGAACTCAATTTGAATTAATTAAAAATACAAGAATGACAGATGGAAATAGTAAGACTATTTTTACGTTTTTTATGGATAATAATCCTGGTATTACAATTGAAGTTCTTGATTTGCTTGCAAGTGCCGGAGCAGGAAGTACTAGCAGAATGATGGGATATGTGAGAGATCCAAATAATGTTACACTTGAATTACCTCAACCATTTGAACAACTTGAAGCAGACAAGAAAGGAATGGAATATATAATTCCTTGTCATGCTGAACATGGTGGAGTAATAATTTATTATCCACAATCAGTTGTATTTGGTGATGGGATTTAATTCTTAATGACGTAATGGAGGATTTTTATTTTTTAAAAATTGGAGGATTTAAAAATGATTGTAAATTGGAAAAAAAAGAATGCAGGATTACTTACAATTTCTGTAATTGACAAGAAAGGAAATATAACACAAATGGTGGTTTTAATGCCTGGTCATAATGAGATTGAAGATGAATTATGGGAAAACATAAAAATAAATTCTGGTGTTAATTATCATATTGATAATGGTAATCTTATTGAAGTTACGGAAGTAGAAGAGATAAAACCAGGTTCACGTAGGCGGTTAAGTAAGGAGGGAGAGGAGGAAAAAGTTGTTAAAGTAACAAAGTCAATACATAAGATGTTTGCTAAGACAGCGAAAGAAATAATACAAGATACATGGGATTTGCCTACTCTAGAGAAGTGGCTTGATAAGGAGGGGCGGGATGAAATTAGAGCAGTTATTTATAAACAAATTGAAAAAATAAATAATCCAAAATCTGATAAAGAGGATAAATAAGATGAAAATGATTAAAGCACTTTGGAAAGGGGCAAAAGAAGAAAGGGTACATATTAAAGGAGATGGATATACAGCAGAATTACATTTTGTGCCTGGTCAAGAAATTTTATTGCCAGAGAAATCACTTGAAAAATTAAAAGATCCAATATTAACAAAAAGACTTATAATGATAGAACGGTTCCATCCTGAAATAAATAATTCCTTGAATCTTAAGGAATCACGAAGACGTAGATTTAAAAAAGAATCCTCCATTACTGATTCAATTTCTGAGGGGGTGTGTGAATGAGTGCCTCTGCCATATTGTCTATTATTGCACCACAATTTGACTCTACTGCTGGAAGAGACAATTATCTTGCTTATGCTGAACTACAAGTGACTGAAGATTTTTTTGGAGACAAATACGATTTAGCTATTGGATATATGGCAGCACACCTCCTCACTATTGATACAAATGTTGCTCTTATCGGATTGTCCACTGGGGGGATTACAAATAAAAGAGAAGGAGATTTGTCTGTTACTTTTTCAAATACAAAAGAAAAAGGGACTGACTCTATTTTAGGACAGACAAGTTATGGTAGACAATTTTTACAATTAAGAAATAGTTGTGGTCCTTTTATAGGAGTATCGAGTGGTAATTCTAATTCCTTTACATGGCCAACACCACCAGGAGGAAATGATAATGTCTATTAATATAACGATAACTGAGAAGGATATGGGTTGGAATAAAATTAAAAGAGAAGTTAAAAAATTCAACAATGCAGCAACTTTTGTTGGTTATTTCTCAGATGGTGTTGGAGGGCCTGATAAAAATATTGCTGCACGTGCACTAGTTCAAGAGACAGGTGCAATTATTAGAGTTACACCTAAGATGAGTGGGTGGTGGTTATTTAATTTTGGAGTAAGGTTGAAGAAAAGAAAACTTATAATTCCTGCAACTCATTTTATGCGAAAAACATTTCAGAAAAATAAAAAAAATATTAATAATAGAATTGCTATTGAATATGATAATGTTCTTGCAGGTAAAAGAGGAGCACAGCAAGCGATCACAAGAGTTGGTGCTTGGTATGTTGGAAGAATTAAATCTATGATTAAAACAGGTAGATGGCCAAAATTAAGTCCTATAACTATAAAACAAAAAAAGAGTACGAAGCGATTAGTTGATACCGGTGAGATGTGGAGAGCTACTACACATAGAGAAAAATTATAAATGAGTACTTTACTTTTTACAACTATTTCAATTGAAACAGAATCCGGCGGAAGGTATGATCCGGTTACAGGGAAATGGATTCCTGGTATAGTAAGTGAAATAACATTTGAGGGAAGTGTTCAACCTATGTCTGGACGTGAAATAAAATCTTATGAATATTTAAGACAAGATATAGGGCATGTTAAAATTTATAGTAGTTCTCAATTGAATGTTAACGTACGTGGGGGAGATACTTCTGGTGATGTAGTCCTATGGCAAAATGATCGATGGGAGCTTGTTAAGGAATTAAAATTTCAAAATTATTTAATTCCTCATTATAAATATTTTGGACAATATATAGAGGCTTAGAAGTGGGTTTAAATGATGACATTTATCAAAAAATTTATAATTGGGTTTATTACGTTATAAATACTGAAAATGGTTTTAAAATTCCTATTGTTCAAAGCAGACAGAATACCCCTGCTCCGGAAGGAACATATATTGTAATTGATCGAATTGTTGAGATGATTCAAATCGGTAGAGCTATTAAGAAATATCCACCAGATGAGACTACTGGAAAGACTAAGATTAGTAATGATTATGAAGGAACATTGGAAATATGGGAAATTGATGGAGAGGGAAATTTTTTAAGAATATTAATTAATTCTCTTGAACGACAAGAAATTCAGAATGAATATTTTACTAAGGAATTAATTGTAAATAGAGGAGTCATTGGAATAACTAATATCCCCAGGCTTGATAATGAATATTGGACTGAACAGGCCATGTTTGAAATGAGAATTGGCTTTGCAGATACAACCACAGAGCAATCCAGTTGGATTGATACAGTGGATTTTGTTGATAATATTTCACATTAGGAGGAAAAAAATGAGTAGATTAAATGACATTGTGCAGGTAATTATATCACGTGAAACACAAGCTGTTACACAAACTGGATTTGGAATACCTGCTATAATTTCAGAATTTTTAACAAGTAAGACAATTACAACATTTGTTAGACATAGATATTATGGAAGTCTAACGGAAATGACTGATGATGGATGGTCTTCGTCTGATCCTGAATATGAAGCAGCGTCTCTAATATTTAGTCAGAATCCTAAAGTTAGTCAAATTATGATTGGTCGTAAAGATGCTTCGGATTCAACCTGGGCCGATGCTCTTACAGCAATACAGATTGCAAGTTCGGATTGGTATACTTTTATGATTATTGCTTCGAGTGTTGCTACATATACATTTGATATTGATTTTGTTACAGGCAATAACATTGATTTTACAATTAATGGAACTGCTGTAACGACTGTGCCTTTCAATACGGACAATGCTACGACTTATGCGGATATTAAAACACAGATTGAAGCAGATATTGCTAATAGTTCTGTTACAGTAAATGCTACAGCCAAAACTGTGTTAGTTGAGATTCTAGATGGTGGTGTAACAAGTGCTTCAGTTGTTGTTACAGGTGGAGCAAGTCAAGCTGTAGGTACAGTCACATATCAAGATGAAGATGATTTTAAAGCAGCTGCAGCATGGGCCGAGACTCAGACTAAAATCTTTTTCTATGCTTCAAGTAGTGCTGCAATTTATGATAGTGGTTCTACAACTGATATTGCATATTATATGAAGAATCTTGCATATGATAGAACTGTTTCGATTTATCATGATGCTGCTCAAGGTGACGCAAGCCCGTCATGGATTGAAGCAGCATGGCCTGGTGAATCCTTACCTTATGATCCTGGTTCACAGACATGGGCGTTTAAGACACTATCTGGTGTAGCTGCATATGGCTTAACATCGGGGGAAAGAACAGCTATTCTTGATAAGAATTGTAATATATATACGGAGACAGGTGGTGTAAATATTACTGAAAATGGAAAAGTTGCAAGTGGTGAATATATTGATATTATGAGGGGTATTGATTGGTTAACAAGTAGATTGCAAACAGAAGTATTTATAAATTTTGTAAACAGTAGAAAAGTGCCATTTACAGATGAAGGAATAACAGCAATTGCCGGTATAGTTCAGGGAGTGCTTGAAGAGGGAGCAAGTGTTGGTTTGCTAATTTCGGAATCAATTGAAATTACTGCCCCAAAACGTGCTGATATATCTTCAGCAAATTTACTTGCAAGAAATTTACCAGACGTTGAATTTACAGCAACACTTCAAGGAGCTATTCATAATGTGGAAATTTCTGGTGTTGTGACAGTTTAAGGTTAATAAATGAATATTAAAGAAATATTTAGCAATACATTTAATCATAGAAAGAAGGAGGATAAAAATGTTAGATAGTGAAGTTAGAACATATGATCCTAAACAAATTGTTGTGACATGGGGTGCAGTTATTGTGACTGGATTCGCTGAGGGAACATTTATCTCAATTGCAAGAAATGGTGATTTATTTGAAAAATCAAAAGGTGCTGATGGGACGGTTGATAGAATTAATAGAAACGCCAATGATTTTTCTGTGACCATTACAATTAAACAGACATCAATAACAAATGATTTATTTTCAGCACAAATGCTTCTTGATGTACAGGGAAATGTTGGTGTTTTACCCCTGACTGTAAAAGATTTGGCAGGTACTACTTTATTTTTTGCTCGACAAGCTTGGGTTGCAAAAGATCCTGATGTTGCTTATGGTGATTCTCTTGAGAATAGAGAATGGCGTTTTGATACAGGCAATGCTGCTCAATTTATAGGTGGTACGTTAACAGTATAAAATAATAAATAATGGAGGATTATACTCATGCTTGATACGAAACAAGTAATAATTGATGGAATAACTTTTCAATTACATCCATTACCAATTTTGTCTGCTGCAAAATTGGATAAGAAAGTAATATCATTATTAGCTCCGGTTTTGGGAACAGTAAAAAATTTGGATGATGAGATTAATTTAGGAGAAGTTATTAATGTAATTATGGAGTCACTAAGTAATTTAAGTGATGTCGATTATGAACAATTTATAATCGATCTATGTTCTACAGTTATATGTGTTATACCAGGTCAACCGCCAACCGAAGTAAATTCACAGAAACTCAATGAAATATTTAAAGGTTCACTTAAGACTTTATATAAATTAATGTATGAAGTTATGAAATATAATAAATTTTCCCCTTTCGAGTTGTTGGCGGGCAATGGAACTGTAAATCAAGTAATGTCTATCTTCAAAGAGGACGAAAAGAGCATGAACGGATTTGGAAAAGAATTGGAGAAATTGGAGAGTTAGATGAAGATCTTGAAGCAGAATCTATTGTATGGAGAATTGTAATGGATGGACTTCCCCTATCAGAAGTTAATAAATGGGATCTTGAAGATGTTCATAAATATCATATATTTATGAATATGAAAAATGATTATAGTGATGCTTTTGATGGATATAATTCTTTTCAGTCTGATAAAATAAGAACAACGTTAGGAAAATAATAGAAAGATGACTGTTAGAGAACTTACAACAAAATTAGGATTCAAAGTAAAAGAGAATGATATAGAACAAGCCGAATCTCGTGTTAAAAAAATGTCAATGGGAATGAAATTGGCAATTACAGGTGCTGTAGTTGGAATACTTGCTATTGGTAAAAAGGCTATAGATGTTGCTGCGGATATGGAAACTTTGAATACTCAATTTGAGGTTATGTTGGGAAGTGTTGAAGCTGCTAAGAAAATGATGTCTAACCTTAGAGAATTTTCTATTAGAACACCATTTGAAACCGAGGATCTTGCACAATCAACAACAACTTTATTACAATTTGGTATTCAATCTGAAAAAATTATGGAAACTCTACAGATGCTTGGGGATGTTGCCGGATCGAACAGAGAAAGGTTTCAATCACTTGCTCTTGTATACGGACAGATACAATCTACTGGTAAATTAATGGGACAGGATTTACTTCAACTTATTAATCAGAAATTTAATCCATTGACAGTAATTGCAAAAAAAACCGGCAAAACCGTTTCTCAATTGAAAGATGAAATGTCAAAAGGTTTAATTTCTGCTGAGATGGTTACAGAAGCTTTTCGTATTGCAACTGCTGAAGGAGGACAATTTTTTCAAAATATGAAAAAACAGTCTTTAACATTGCCAGGACTACTATCAACAATGAGAGGAGCATTTAAAGAGGTTTTAATAGATTTAGGAAATGCTTTACTCCCTCTTATTAAAGAACTCACGAAAACACTAACAGAATTAGCAAAGGGAGGTCTGCGTGATCTTGTAGGTGTGCTTGTTAAAGTACTTGTCCCACTTCTGAAATTATTATCTGAGTTAATAAGTCCTCTTATAGCAGTTATTATTCCTTTGCATGATGCTTTTATGAAAGTAATAAGACCTATTATTAATATTATTAGAGCAGTATTATTGCCAACATTTGAAGCATTAAAACCTATAATTGGATTTTTAATTGTTATCTTTGAAGCTGTTGCAATTATACTTGAAGGATTCCTTCCTCTTATTCAATTATTAGGAGAAATAATAAAGGCACTAATGCCGATTTTAAAACCTCTTCTTATTGTATTAGGTTTATTTTTAAAAGCATTGGCATGGATTCTTAATCTGCTTATCAGAGGTATTACAATAATATTAAAGCCAATACAATGGTTAATACAAGGATTTAGTTGGCTTGCTAAATTTTTAATAAAGATATTTAAACCTGTATTTGCTTGGTTTGTTTATCTTAATAAAGGTGCTTTACAATATTTCATTTCAGGTTTGAAATGGTTTGTTAATCAAACTAAATTACTTGTTGATTTGATATTCAAACTTGGTAGAAATTTAAAAAACAGTTTTGTTGAAATATTTAATTCTATAATTTCTATTTTTTCTACAATTTTTATTGAAATGATAAAGCCTATTTCTATATTATTTTCTTTTATTGATGATATGATGGGTAATTTATTTTCAGCAATTGGTGCAAAAATTAGTTCTTTATTTGATTGGTTTACAAATTTATTTAGTTCTATATGGAATTGGTTAAAAGACATATTTGGTATTTTTATGAAAGGTCCTCCAAAAGAGAAAGAAACAAAACTTAAACTTGATATAAAAAGTAAAATACCAAATGTTGCTGATGCTATGAAGTCTCAATCAGGAAGCAGAAAACAACCAAATATAAATATGCAAAATCAAATTGCTATTACAACAACCGGTGGTATTAGCACAAAGGCGGGTGTAAAAAGAACGATGGAGGAAGCAGCAAAATCTATATTTTCACTTGAATTACAAAAATTATTAATTAATGCAGGGGTGTAAAATATGGCACTAATTCCAGCAAGTATGTTTTTTAAAGGTTTAAATATTTATGGACTTGAGACGGAAGACTTAATATTTGTAAACTTTGATCTTATATTGTCAGAAAACCACAATTTTGATTCTGAGGTTACTACCCATCCAGTTGAGGACGGTTCTGAAATTTCGGATCATATACAAAATGAACTAATTAAAGGGGATATAACAGGTCTTATCACCAATTATAGCATTAATACTCCATTTTTAATAACTAATAGAGCTCAAGACGTTTTTAATACTTTAGTTGATCTTTGGGAGAATAAGAAGTTATTTACATTATATACAGTTTTGAATATATATGAAAATGTAGCAATTACAAGTATGCCTATTACACTTGATGAAACTATGTCTGATAGTCTTGTTTTTCAGATTTCATTTAGAGAAGTTAAAGTTGTGCAATTACAAGAGATTGTAGTTGATGTGCTTACAAATCAAAACAGACAGATTGCTAAAGTTTATAATGCAGGAAGGACGGTCCCATTGTAATGGATAAAATACCTGTTTTTAATACAATATCAAGTAAATGGAAGCAAAGTATAGTTTTAGCTAATTTATTGATTGATATAGAAATTCATTGGAATAGCAGAAGTGAAGCATTTTATATGGATATTATTGATAGTGAAAATGATTATATATTAACAGGAGTTAAACTTATTCCAAATTGGTTATTAATTCGACAATTTAGAGCTTATATGCCAAATCTATTTGGTGATTTTATTGTCGTTAAAGTAGATGATACAGTTGAAGATAGAGTCACATATACTAATTTTGGTGTTGGATATATTTTGTATTTTTATAATTCTGATGAAGCTGAAGCATGGGAGGATGTGAATGGCATGGGATAGATTTTGTAAGTTATCAATCGGTGAAAATGCTATTGGACTTCTTATTAGTGATCTTGATATTGAATTTGAAATACAAAAGTCAATGAAAATATCAGAAAATTTTGCACAATTTAAAATTTATAATGCAAAATTTAGTACAAGAAGTGATATATTAAAACAAGGAAATAATGTAACATTTGCTGCTGGGTATAAAGATGAAGGAAATAGCACAATATTTATAGGACAAATAACAAGATCTATTTCAAAAAAGATTAGTTGTGATTGGATAACTGATATTATAGCCGTTACAAGTAGAGGTAGTTTGAAAAAAATTGATACAATACCTTTAACATTATCGTTTGCAGCACAAACTCTGTTATCAACAATAATTAATCAACTTGCTGCAACACTTGGTTTAGTTGTTGCAGGCATAACAAATGCAAATATTATTTTACCAAACGGTTGGGTTTATCAAGGAACTACTGGTGGAGCTTTGAGATATATTCAAAATATTTTAAGAAATGAAGGTAAAGATCTTTATTTTAATGATAATGAATTAGTTATATACAATATTGGAATAGCAAGTAAATTTGAAATTGTAAGGCTTGCTTATAGTGGTGGTTTATTATCAATTGAGGATATAACTGAACCCCCTGAAAAGTCACAGGGAACTGGTAAAAAACGAAATAAGATAAAAGAAATTTCAAAAAAAATAAGATTTGAAACTATTTTAATTCCACAACTTCAATTAAATGCTCCAATAAATGTTTTTGGAACGGATCAAGATGGAACGTATATTGTTGAAAAATTATCATTTGTAGGGGATAATTTTGGAGGGGATTATATTTGTAGAGGAGAAGCTATTGCATGAGTGAACCGACAAGAAAAGATAAACTTCTAAAAGAGGAAGACATTGTTGATGTCTTAAGTAAATTTCTTTCAAGTAGATTTGAAAATATTCATACATCTATTCCAGGGCAAGTTGAAAGTTATGTTGAATCAACACGAAAAGCACAAGTTAAACCTCTTATACAACCAGTTAGAAATAATGGGGATATTCTTGAAGTGCCTGTTATAGATAATGTACCGGTAATATTTCCTGCTGCTGGTTCTTTTACTTTGACTTATCCTTTAATGACAGGAGACAAAGGATTAATTATATTTGCAGAGACTGGTATTGGAAATTATTTAGCTGGAAGTGGTAATGAAGTTGAAGCAGATAGTCCGGCAAAATTTCAATTGACAGATGCAATATTTTTACCTGGAATGTATCCTTTTAACACTGTTCAGCCAGGAACTTCAAATATTACTCTTAACTTATCTGGTATCTTATCCATAATTAGTCAAAATGGATCCTCAGCAGAATGGTCTCTATTAGGAGAAACAACTAAAGGAAAAATAGAGGAAATATTAGACGGAATAGTTGCTATAATAATTCCAAGTCCTTTGGGGCCTTTGGGACCTCCTGCAAATTCAGCAACTTTTACAGCTATAAAAGCATTGCTTTTTGAAATTTTATCAATAGGAGTGAAAAATAATTAAATGAGTAGAATAGGGTTAATAGATAAATTAAAAATACGATTTGGTGAAACACCGGCTGATTCCGATACTGCCGCAACAAATATTGGTGGTGATATTTATGATGAAACTATAGGAGTTGTTACACCTTCATGGACTGCTCCTACACTTTTAAATAGTTGGGTAGGTTTCGGAAGCCTTTGGGACACCGTAAAATATTGGAAAGATCCAATAACAGGGATTGTATATTTTAGAGGAATGATTAAAGATGGTGTCTTTGTTAATGACACAAATTTATTTATAATGCCTGTAGGATATAGACCTCCAATAAGTCATACCCTTCCCATCATAGCCTATCCTTTTAATAGCAGTTTGTATGTGAAAATTATAGCAAATACAGGTGAAATAAAATGTTATAATTTACTTGGAAATAATTGGATGTCTTTTGGGGGGGTGTTTTATCATACTGAATAATAAAAGGTAAATTAAAAATGAAAAGTAATTTATATTTAAATCCAAATACTTATGATATAGAACTTGATAATAATTTTAATTTAAAAGTTACTAATTCTTATTCGCAGTGGTTGAGTCAGAAAATAGAAAATACCTTAAAAACATTATACGGAGAATGGTTTGCAAATCAAACTTTGGGTATACCTTATTTTCAAACGATATTAAAAAAACAATCTAACATAAATCAAGTAAATATTATTTTTAAAAATGCAATTAAAAATATTGAAGGTGTAAGAACCATTATAAAATTTGAACCAGAATATAATTCAAGCACACGTACTTATGTTATAAGTTCATTAGTTGTTCAATCTGAAGAAAATGAAGTTATTGATATTGGATCAATAATTTTATAAGGAGAATAAATTATGGGAATATTTGTCACTGCAAATGGTTTTGTTAAAAAAACTTTTGATGAGTTAAAAACAGAATATGAGGAAGGTTTTAAAAGTATATTTGGAGAGGAGGTTGATCTTGATTCAGTTGGTCCAGTTGGACAACTAATTGCTATGCTTGCAAATAGAGATGCTGATTTGTGGGACGGTGCTGAAGAAATTTATAATAGTAGAGATCCTGATATTGCTGAAGGAATGAGTCTTGATAAGATATGTGCTGAAACAGGAGTAATAAGACAAGCTGCAACATTCACACAAATTTATAATGTATACCTAAAAGGCACAGATGGAACGATCGTTACTGCCGGAAAAACAGTACGGCAAAGCACAGGTGATTACACTACAGTTGAATTTTCACTTGACGAAGCAGTAACTATTACAAAGTCAGCTTGTAGATATATAAAATTAACTGTAGGAACACCTTCTGATTCCGAGGTGTTTACAATTACAATTGATAGCATTCCTTATAGTGATACAGCAACAGTTCCTTCTGATACTGCAGAAGATATTGCAGAAAATTTGAAAGTACTAATTGAAGCTGGAACATTTGGTGGTACAGTTACAAGAACAGGGGCGGAATTAGAAATTGAGCAATACAATCTTGATTTTGTAATTTCTTTTACTTCTAATATTACAGAAGAAGAGCTTGCAAGTGGAGGAGACTTTACTGCAACCACTTCAGGAGCTATTCCAGTTCCGGCAACAACTCTTGATACAATAGTTACTCTGGTAAGTGGATGGGATGAAGTTACAAATCCTGCTGCAGGGGTGACTGGCCGTAATACTGAAACAGATTCAGAATTAAGAATAAGAAGGGCACAAACATTATTAACAGGTAATGCTACTGAGGATGCAATTGTGCAAGCAATATCAAATAATGTAACTGGAGTTACTGCTGTAAGTATAGAAAGCAATAGAACAGATGCAGCAGTTGGGTTATTGCCCCCGCATTCATTTCATGTTGTTGTTGCCGGAGGTAATGATGATGACATTGCTCAACAAATTTGGAATGTACAACCGGCTGGCATTGCAAGTTATGGGTCTACTCATATTGTTGTAGTTGATAGCGAAGGGCAAAATCAAGATATATATTTTAGTCGTCCAACACCAATTTATATACATGTGAAAGTATTAAGAAGTTATTACAGTGAAGAAGGATATCCGACTGATGGTGATGCACAAGTAAAAGATAATATTGTTGACTGGGCATTATTAAATCAACCTATCGGAAAAGATGTTATTAGGCAAAGATTAAATATTCCTGTTTATGAAGTACCTGGAATTGAAGATTTACAAATTACAATTGACGGCACAGCAAATCCTGGAGATACTCCAACTTATGCAGTACAGAATATTGATATTGCTGCTGATGAATATGCAGACTTTTCTACAGATAGAATCATAGTAGGAGATATACCATAATGTCTGATTACGTATTGGAAAAAATTACAGATTATAATGAAAAGTTAAGTCTTTTTCTTACACAATTTCAAGATAGTACAAAGTTGAATGGAATAATGTCTGTGGTTTATAATCGTGCCAATGATATTGAAACAGCACTATTTGAAATTAGAGATGAAATGAGTGTTGATATGGCAATAGGTGCACAACTTGATATATTAGGTAGAATCTTTAATGAAGACCGACAAGGAAGAAATGATACAGATTATAGAGCAGCTATACAACAAAAAGGAGTAACTATATATAGTGGGGAACCTGAAGGAATAATTGATATTTTGAAAAGTATATTTGAAGCAAGTTATGTTTATTACCATACTTTATATCCTGGTAAATATTACGTAGTTACTGATTTATCAATTACAGAAGCAGAATTAAATTCTATATCCCCTGCTGGAATAAAAGGGGGACATGGTTATTATATTATAGATCAGGAAGATAATTACATTATAGATCAAGAAGGGGATTATTTAATAGCAATATTTTAAACCAAAGGAGAAATAAAATGGGTGAAAAAACAATTTTAGATTTTACAGAGATAACGGATGTGGACGATTCTGATGTTTTATATTTAGTAAGAGGAACAGGAGTTGGTGCAGATAAAAAAGAGACAAGATCAAATTTTTTACAATCCATAAAAACAGATTCGATTATTGAAAAAACAACTGATAACGGTGTAGATATTGAAGGAATTAATATAAAAGATGGAGAAATTAATGATAATCTGCCTATAAATGGAGAGGTAACAACTAATACTATTGATGAATATACTCAATTTGGAAAAGTTACAATAAATAATTTAAAAGTAAATTGGGGGAGAGCAGTACAAATAGGAAATGATTCTGCAGGTTTTGGCAGCACCAATTCTGGCATCGCAGCATTGAACAGTACTGATATTGCATATATTGATAATGGTAGTGACGATTTAAGATGTTATAGATTTGATGGTACTGACTGGACGCAAGTTGGAAATGATTTAAATTTATCTCCTCTTAATCAAGGAATTTTAACAGCATTGACATCTTCAAGAATAGCTTTTATACATCTTTCCGACAATGAATTAAGAACATATGATTTTGACGGTACAGATTGGACTCAGGTTGGAAATGCTTTAGGCATATCTGGATTAGCAAACAGAGCATCTATCGCAGCATTGAATAGTACTGATATTGCTTATATTGATGTAGATAATGATGATTTACGATGTTATAGATTTGATGGTACTGACTGGACGCAAGTTGGAAATGATTTAAATTTATCAGGAATAAGTAGTAATATATCTATTACAGCATTGAATAGTACTGATATTGCTTATATTGATATAGATAATGACGATTTAAGATGTTATAGATTT